CCGCCTCCAGCAGATGTTAAACTGTTCCAAACAGAACTAGCTCCATTAGGTGCTCTTCCTGTTCCACCAGCACCACCCGCACCAATAGTAACTGGATAAGCTTGAGCAGAAACAGATGTTCCACCCGTAGCTGGATTAGGAAAAGAAAATCTCATGCCACCAGCACCAGCACCACCAGATCCACCTTGAGGACCTGAAGATTGAACTCCGCCACCGCCACCGCCTGCTACTATTAAATAATCTACAGTAGTAGATCCAGCAGCATTGCCTACAGAGGAAACGGTAAATGTACCACTGCTTGTAAAAGTGTGAATCTTAAAATCACCTGAAGTTGTTTCGGTACCACCAGAGGCTGTAACATACAAAGCTTGAGTACCACCTTGATCTGCAACACTTGTGATTACCCAACCTTGAGTTGCATCTACATAAATTATTTGTAAAGCTTCTCTATCTCTAGAAAAAGTTGCATCGTCGGTTGAGCCTTGTATTTTTTCCGAACCGTTTGCTGCCACAGTACAATTGTTTGTGTCCCATGTACCTGCATAATCTAATAAACCTATTTGTGCTCCTGCACTTCCTGCTGGAAGATTAACTGTAATAGCTCCTCCAGTAGTATTAACAAAATATCCTTTGCCTGCTACTGCCGTAAAAGTAGAAGTTTTAATATCACCAGTCTGCCAATCAACAGCGCCAAAACCATCAGCTGTTCCATTGTTTTGTAATGTTACGCCAGAGGGCACCGTAAAGGTATCACCTGAGTCCCCTAGAGTGAAAGAGGTTCCCGACGAAGGAGAGATTTTATTAACTTTAATTTCTGATGCCATTATATTATTACCAAATTACCTGTTATTGTTTGCGTACCTGTAATTGTTACAGGGCCTGCTAAAACTCCTGAATCTATTGTTTGATCATCACTTAACGTAGAACTATGCGTTGTTACATATGCCGTAGCATCCATGCTAGGAGAAGGTGCACGTTTTGCTGGATATGTACAAAATACATCTTTCGTACCTGCTGAAAAATCTACAGCAGCATCACCATTTGTACTTTCAAGAATTGTTGTTCTTGATAACGTATCAGGCGTTGCATCAGTTACTGTGCCAATACCAATTTCATACTCTGTACCAGATTGAGCTACAATAGCATAATACGTTGTATTGGTCGTACCAATCCCCGCAACAAAAGTTTGAAATCCATCACTTGCCCCCGCAAGGTTTACGGTCCCCGTTCCTGTTGTTGTCGTGGTTTCCTTAACACGATCATTGATAATCAATGCCATGTTAAATCCTTACGATAATCTCAGTATAGCTGTGCTTGTACCTGGCGCTGGAAACTGAACAGTAAATGTGCCGTTGGTTGCTGTAAAGTCAGAACCAAAAGCTAAAATACAAACTGCATCCGTTGTTGATGTACCACCATCTGTTGTAGTGTTATAGATCATCGCTCCGTTTGCTGTAAAGCTAGCAGAAGTCCATTGAGGATCATTTGAGAAATCAACATAAGCTGTTGATGCTCCTGAACCACCTGTAACCGATTGACCAGTTAAAGTCTCACCGCCTGCTGTGTAAGCCGAACCAGATGTGTTTGTAATTTCATTAGTTGTTGAATAATTTTCTGTAGTTGCATCTAAACTTGCACTTGATGTAAACAATGCAATTTTAAAAGTACTACCACCACTTGCAAAATCATGAAACCCTTTTAAAAGGTCTCTTTTAAATGTATTGCAAACTGCTTGTGATATAGCCATTTTTTTCTCCTATGGTTGTTGAGAAGGCAAAGGTAAACGAATAACACCATCTTGATACTCATCTCTTCGTCTTCTTCCTTGTTGTTCTATTGCAAGTCTTTGCACAGCTTCTTGATAGCTTTTTTCATATTGTGCGAGCAAATCATATGGTCCTTTGAGATATTTAAAAGCCTCAATAAGACAAGCATACAATAATACTTGTGGCGCATTTGTACTAACCCAACTGGTTGTGTTAGTTGCGGAAAGCCCTGTTTCATTACGATTCAAAGCTAATTCTATATTATAAGCGACATCAGGGGTTGGCGCAACATATAATGTGTTCTGATCCCACATAGCATAATATTTTGGTTTACCTTGAGATGTTCTATTAGGCCAATATTCAGTCATATAACTAATATCTTTTTGCAATAAATAACTTCTAACATTAGCCTCAGTTCCTGTAGTTGCATATATAGATGCAGTGCGAACAAACGACATGGTGCTAGGTGTATCTCCTGGCAATACAATAAATTCATTTCCTACACTTAACGTAGTAAATTGATAAGATCTAAAACAATCTAAATCCACTTCTCTAAATATACGAAGTTCCGCTTGAGAAATAAAATCATTAACCACCGTATCTGTTAAAACATCGGAAGATGTTTCTGTGTAAGCTCTAATTTGATCTACAACTTCTGCATATGTACTCATGATATTACCACCGTCGCTGTTCCTAATTGTGTATTCATTATAGTATCTTGATTAGCTTGTGAACTTCCGCTTAATGGTTGCATGGTTCTAACTTGAACCGTTTCCATAGCTCCTGGTGCAGGTATGGGGTTAAATTGTTGTATTGTTTGCATAACTGTTCCAAATCCATTTAAGCCAATAGCAGGAGAAACACCATTAGATCCTCCATTACTCATGATTGTTGAAGTTGGATCATCATTTATATAAATACCTCCAAGAGGTATAGTAACACTAATTACTTGTGGTTTAGCGTGTTGTAAAGATTGTGCATCGGTCGGATGATTAGTTGGATTTAATAAAGGAGATTTAGGTTCATACTCTGAAGTATGTACCCAAGCACCTGTCCATTCCTGAACCATCTCATTATATGGATATGCTTGACCATCTCTATCAGATATTCGTAAAGCAAATCTACCTGATGAATAACGAGCCATTAATAAGTTCCTCCTATTAAACCTACTCTTGGAACAAAATGAGAGCTTACATTTTCTCTATTTGTATCAGCCGCCCTTTGAAACTCTTCTTCATATACTTGTTTTAAAATTCCAATTCTATCAGGCGCGTATTTCATAGCTATGTAGTAAGCTAAACCTGCTGTTAAGCACGGTAAAAATGAAAAAGGTATTTCATTATTATTAGTGTAATCACCAGAATCTTTCATTCTAAGCACAGCATAATAAACGACTGTATAAGCTGCATCCGCTGCAGGATATAAAAATAATTTAGGATTAATTGTTTTTTCAAAATAATATTGAGTTGGTCTACCCCCAGAAGTTTTAACAGTATAGTTTAAATACGTTGACCTACTAATAGGAGAACAAGAATACTCATTATTGTTTGAATCACGAATAACAAGATCTGTTATTTCTACAATTTGAGAAGCATCACTTGCTGTTGCTCCGTATAAAGCTGTACCACTTAACTCAATAGTGTTAGCAGCAAGAGCCGCTGTTTGTTTTTGTATTGTCCAAAGATTAAGACCTCTATTAGACCATTCAGCTAAAATAAGATTTAAAGAACGACGAGCGGTTCTAAGTTGGTACCCAGTACGATCTTGTAAACCGCATCGTTCAAAAGCTTCTTCAACTATTTCATCAATAGAAAAATCAAAGTTTGCTGTGCTTGCATAAGTTGGCATTTAACTACTTAGCAATACCCATGCCGCGTTTAGCTATACCGCCACCACGTTTATTAATGACTCCTTTGCCAGTGCCTTTACCAAACTTACCATAAGATTCATTTGCACTATCACGTAATTGTTTTTTAGTTCTTTTCTTTTTAACTCTCATAGCGATAGATTCATCTTTTCTATCTTTATAGCCTTGTTGTTTTTTGCCAACTGGACCACCTTCTTTTAAACCCATTGCCATTTCTTTATGTTGATTAATAGCGCCGCCAGCTTTTTTCTTAACCATACTTCCGCCGCCTCGCTTCATAGCGACACCGCCTCTTTTCATTGCTGTTTTCTTTTTGCCCATCATGATAGACCTCCATTGATCTTTTTATACTTATTAGCACGAGATACCACAACGTCTTGATAGTATTCGTCAGGCCACAACTTATAGTAACCTTGTTTGTGCAATTTATCAGAAGCTTGCTGCAATTGCGAGAACTTTTGTACCAGCATCATGGAATATTTATGCTCGGGATAAGACTCATGTATTTCTTTGTTTTCAGTGGGAGAAACAAGAAACTGTTGTTCAGATTCAGTAGCTGGATTAGATGGGTGAAAACTCATAAAATAGATGTCTTTTCTATTATACCATTCATTGTAGTCTTCCGTGGCTAGATGCAGTTCATCAGGAGAATAGCTGTAATAAGGATCACAAAATATCAATATTTCCTTTTTTGTAAAATCTAAATTTTTAAGACAATCGTTTAATTCTTTCTTGTAAGTGCTGTGTTTGGTTTTTACAGCAATCCATACCTTATCATCTGCCCATGCTTTTTTAGCAAAAGGACATGCAGGCACACCTCCTAAATGTACATTGGATACTTCTAAAAAGTTCTTAGACCAAAGTCTAACGTCTTCTATTATATCTTGCCTTGACGGTTGTATTTTTTCCATGAAAGTCTCTTTCTTTTATTCTTAGGTCTTGATTTACTTGAATGACCAATACTTGTTCTTTTTTTAATTGGTGTAAAATATTCGTTGTTAGGAAGTTTTGCAGGCATTATTTCATTTGAGACAAAGGATTAGCAAGAGTAAGTTTAATTTGCTTATCAATACTTTCTTGTAACTCTTTCATCTTTTCTTCTAAGTCAGATTGTAATTTTGACATATCTTCTTCAATTGTATCTACGGTAATTTTTAAATCTTTAGAGTTATCTCTAGAATCTTCTTTAACTTGTTGTTCTACATCATTAACAATTTTCTCTACTCTTCTTACATCTTGCCGAAGGTCGTTTTTAAGTTCGTTTGCCACATCAGACACCAAGCGG